TTGCTGCTTCTTCTGCTACTTGTTTTCCTAGTTGTTTTCTTTTTGCTAGTTCTTCATATGCTACTCCTTCTACTTTTGCTCCTGCTCCTCCTGCTGCTGCTTCTCCTGCTCCTTGTGGTTCTGCTGCTACTCCTCCTGCTGCTAGTTCTACATCATGTCCGAGCATTTCATTTTTAGCCACTGATAATACTTTATCTTGATCTTTTCTTTTAAAAAAATTTCTTACTTTATTTAAAGTTTTGCCACCACCACCCTTTAATGTTTTAGATTTATCAAAAAAAATAGTTATTTCATCATTTTTCTTTAAATAGAAGTTATCTTTATTCAAACTTTGAGATACTATATCTGTAATCATTCCTTTTAATTTAGTAACATCATACATTCTATGTTCAAAAATTTCAATATTAGTATATACTCTAAAAAATTTAACAATATCTTTTACAGCTTCATCGTGTTTACCAGTGTCTTCTTCAAAAGCAATTTTAGATACAGTTTCTTTATATTCTTTATATTTATTTTGGATATCTTCCCAATTCGGATTGATCGAATATTTTTCTGGTAGACCATGAATAAAACCAAATTCTCTAAAAAATCTTTCTTTTAATATATTCGGTTGTGATATTGCTACTATTTTTGTGGGATGGTGTGAAAAAATTTTCATAAAATTATTTATATTCGCTTCTTGTTTCTCACTAAATTTGTAACCATTTAATTTTATACCAGGATCGTGAAAATTTATTAGTTCTGTATCCAAAGAATCTCGATTTAGTCTAATGTTTATATTTTTTGTTTTTGATATTCCATATTTTTTGATTATTTCTTTTGTTAATTCTTTTAATCCTATATAGTCAGAATCGCCTAATGTTGTTTGGACATTAAAAGTAACATCATTATTCAATTGTTTTCCAATAATTAATCTAACAGCACAATCCCACGATTTTAAATTATAAGGTAAGTATATATCTGTTATGTCTTTTTTAATATCTGTTATATCTTCTGCATCATATGATATAAAATTAAATTCTGTATTTCCGTCTCCTCCCTTTAGTCTGTATTTTATAGTTTGATTCAAAAAAAATTTTTTTTTTTTATTTCTTTCACTGTATTTTTTTTTATTTTTTTTTTGAATTTTCTTACTATGTTTTTTTATGAATTTTTGAATTTTTTTTGAATTTTTCACTAATTTCATAATTAATATATAAGAATATTATATTATGCCATGTTCTGACTCTCCTTCGCCTATCGATATTAGAGACAGTGATATAAAAGGAAATAATTGTATTGAAAGATGTAAATATTCACATTCATATCAACAATTAAAAGACATAAATGTAGAACATAAAACCACACATTTTTTATTTACAACAACATTAATAAATGAAGATAAACCAGATGTAATTTTTAATAACCAAAAATATAATGTAAAAAAAATATATTTATTTAGAACACCACTTCATACATATAACAGTATTTCTCCAGATGGAGAAATAATTATAAAATTATCTTCAGGTAGATCTAGAGATTTAAATATATCTATTCCATTAAAAGAAGATAATTATACAACAAGTAGAATCGACTTTATCATTGATGATATAAAAAAAATTTGTACAAAGGGCGCTCAGGGTTGTATTGTTCCAATATCTAAAATGGATATATCTCCTATTGTACCAAACAAACAATATTATTATTATCAAGGAGAGAATGAATATATCACACAAGATGATTCACTTTGTAATAATATTGAAAATTGGATAGTATTTAAAAAAGAAGATTCTTACACAATTAATAGTTCTACATTAGACTATTTAAAAAACCAACTACCATCAATTGATAATATAAATAGAGCAATAAGTCCAAACATTACTTTAAGTAAAAATATACCACAAGCAATGGAAAGTGGTGGAGATGATATATATATAGATTGTCAATTAACAGGAGAAGATGGTGAAATATTAGTAGAACATTCTAAGGATAAATTAAATATAGATATGTCTTCATCATTTGAAGAAATATTTAAAAATAGACTATTTATATTTATAATATCAATCTTACTAATAACGTTTATATTTTCAGTATATTATATGGGTGTAAAAACAATTATAGGCGTATTACCAGATAAATCTATAGAGTAGTCGCAGAATGTTGATCTGCTAAAATAGGAGAATAACTAGGTTTTCCTGAAACTTTATTTTCAATGGGAACTTTATTTTTTATAATTGTCTCTTCTAATGTTTGAGATCGTTGATTATATTTTTTAAAGTCTTCATTTTTTTTGTTTTCAGAAGGAAGGTATCTTTGATTGTATTTATGTCCTTGTTTTCTAGAACGACGAATTAATTCATAACCTACAACTAAAGATAAAATACCAACAATAGGATTAGAAGCAACAAATGTAATAAATACAAGTAGAATAATTACTGCATTTCCGATATTGGTATCAATCGATTTAGATATCATTTCAGGCATAGGAACATCAAAAATTAAGTATAATACTAAAATAAAACCAATTAATATTTGATGTCGTTTTTCAGTTTTCACAATATCTTTAACTACTTCTAATTTAAACAATGGATTAGACGAGAGGGTTTTTTTAAGTTTCATATACAATAACTAAATATTTTATAAAATTGATATATTAATTAATAATTTTATAAAAGAAAATGACATATCTTGGGAATAAAGGATATACAATTCCGAAAGATTGCTTAGATATTTCAGAACAGGTTTTTATAAGAAAAACATTATTAGTAAAACCATACATTCCTAAATCTCCAGTACAACCAAAAGGATTTCCTGTATATAGAGAGTCGAATAATAAATTATATATACCAAGATATTTCGGTAATACTCATTATGGACTTCCAGAAAATGTTAAATTAACTAATAATGTAAATCATGAATTAGAATTTAAAGGAGAATTGAGGGATTATCAAAAACATATAGTAAAAACATATTTATCTCATACAAATGATGAAAATGGAGGAGGAGGTCTTTTAGAAATTCCTTGCGGAAGGGGAAAGACAATCATTGCTTTAAATATTATATCAAAATTAAAAACAAGGACGTTAGTTGTAGTCCATAAGACATTTCTACTAAATCAATGGATAGAAAGGATTGAACAATTCTTACCAGAAGCAAAAATAGGACGAATTCAAGGAAATATAATTGATATTGAAGGAAAAGATATAGTCATTGGTATGTTACAATCATTATCAATGAAAGAATATCCAGAAAATATGTTTGAAACAATTGGATTAACCATTGTCGACGAATGTCATCATATATCATCGGACGTATTTTCAAGATCATTGTTAAAGATAGTAACAAAATATACACTTGGATTAAGTGCGACGATGCAACGTAAAGATGGTTTAACTCATGTATTCAAAATGTTTTTAGGTGAAATCGTGTATAGCGAAGAAAGAGAAAAAGACGACAATGTTCTAGTAAAGGGAATAGAATATAAAGTGGACGATAAAGAATTCAATGAAATAATCCTAGATTATAAAGGAAAACCTATGTATTCAAGTATGATTACAAAAATTTGTAATTATAATAGGCGCAATGATTTTATAATTCAAGTGATTATCCAAGAATTAAAAGAAAAAGAAGATCAACAAATAATGATTTTATCACAGAATAAAAGTATTTTAACTTATTTATTTGAATCAATAAATCATAAAGATATAGCAAAAGTGGGTTATTATGTAGGTGGAATGAAAGAAGTTGAATTAAAAAAAAGTGAAGAATGTAAAATTATTCTAGCAACATATTCAATGGCGGCAGAAGCACTTGATATTAAATCATTGACAACATTAATACTTTCTACACCAAGAACAGATATTACCCAAGCAGTAGGTAGAATCCTAAGAGTAAAACACGAAAGACCAATGGTTGTAGATATTATAGACACTCATGATGTGTTTAAAAATCAATGGAAAAAACGAAAAACATTTTATAGAAAAAATAATTATACATTAAAAGAAACAAATTCTAAAGATTATTTAAATAATATTTGGAAAACAAAAGAAGATAAAAAAGTAAAAAAATGTTTATTTGATGTATCTTAAGATTCACAACTTTTAATTTTATTTAAAATAGAACACTTATCTTCAGTTTCTTCATAAGGTTCCCATTTATTAAATTTTTTATGATATCTACATTTCATTCTTTTTTCAACTTCATTAAAAATATTTTTTTTCTCAAATTCGTTTTCATCATCACTTTCTTCGATAGAGTCAATTGTATTCATACAATTTTTTTTAAATAGAGTGTTTAAAAATTTACTAGTTTTATAAGTTGGAACACAACAATCATTATAGTAATTGTCATCAATATATAAATGATAAATATCATCAAACTCAGTTGATTTTACTATGAATATACAAAAAGAATCGTTATTTTCTTTATTCACTTTACTTACAAGAATACCATAAGAATGGTATCTTTCATTTGAGTGAAAGACAATACCTTGTGTATTGTAAGAAACTTTTGATAAAAAAATTTCAGCATCTTTATATACATTCGTCATATAGGGAAGACCTATTACAATATATTCTTTACTTAATCTGGTTTGTTTAATATAATTTTGCATAATTTCAAATTTCAACTCTAAACTTTTATTGAAATTTAATTTAGATTCTTCACCTTTATAATATAAAATATTACTCATAGAAAAGTGAGATAAACCTTTAATATGGAATAAAGTACCTTGTATAATTGTACCTTTCCCAATTGAAAGTTCATGATTGAATGAAATTAAAGGTGTTTCAGTTTTCACAATATTATTATTTTTATAATGAAATATATATAATATTGGAGTTTCTTCTTCGTATGTAAACCATATAATGGATTTACAACCTCTTGGAGAGATACTATATATATCACACGAAACTTTGTTATGTAATTGTTTATCATAAGAAAGTTTAATATCTGGAAATGTTTTTAAAACCTTATTCATTATGTGTAATAAATAATTATCTTTATATAATTATTTTAATTGAGATAAAAAGTCAGTTAATTCATCTTTCATCTGTGGTAATGAATCAATATTTGTTACCCCTTCTTCTTCTTTATTATTTTCTCTATAATTATTTTTATTCATAGAGAAATCTTTAACAATTGGTACAGTCATAACATCTAAAGAATAACTATATATATAGTGACACGAATATATGAATATAAAAAATATAATAGTATTTCTAATAAAATACAAAATCATTAATATAAACTAACATAAGTTGTATTTGTATAAAAACGCGTTTATATTTTTTATCATATCATCATTTAATGTTTCTTCATTTGTAATAAAATACATATCATACAATTGTTCATTCATGAACTCTTTTACAAATTGTAATTGAGAATCAATATCATACAATCTATGTGTAATATCAATAATAAAATGATTATATGGAATATATAATGTTTTCATTTCATTTTCATATATGTTTTTATCTAATTTAAAATGATTATATTCTATAATTGGATAATTTGTCTCTCTTTGTTTAAATATATTTTTACCTTGATACTTAAATCTACCTTCATCGCTTATAATAATCTTACTTATAGTTTCATTATGATTTAGATTTATTTTACCATCAAATAATTTTATATCTGGATATATTTTCATTACATTTATACTATACTTATTTTTAATATAAATTGATACATAATAAAAATAAGTATAGTATAATAATATGCGTGTTGTAAATGATCCAGTAAAATTTAAAAGTAACATTGTGAAAGTGATTGAAAACTATGTCGATTATGATAAGTCAGTTTTAATTGAAAAGGGTATAATGGAGTATTCACAAAATACTGCAGACTCATTACAAATAGTAAAGAGTTGGGACAATTGTTATTTTGTCATGATATATATTGATAGAGTAAAATCCATATATACAAATCTAAAGTGTGAAAGTATAGTAAAAAAACTAATTTCTGGAGAAACCGATTGTGTGAATTTTGGTAAATGTAAACATCAAGAAATGATGCCAGATAAATGGAACGAATTAATTCATAAGAAAAAAGAAAGAGATGAAAATAAATATTCAACTAAATTAGAAGGAAATACCGATAATTTTACTTGTAGAAAATGTAAATCAAAAAATTGTAGTTATTATCAATTACAAACAAGATCAGCAGATGAACCTATGACAACATTTGTAACTTGTATTTCTTGTGGAAATCGATGGAAATGTTAATAAATTGAAATAAAAAATATAATTTAATTATATTAATGAAGTTCTGTAACAAGTGTGACAATATGTATTATCTATCGATTGAAGAAGAAACCGAAAAACTAAAATTCTATTGTAGAAATTGCGGAAATGAAGATAGTCTTGATGATGACAAAGAATCGCTTATTATTCATAACAATGTAAAAACAAAACCAAATAAATTATCAAACGTAATTAATCAATATACTAAATATGATCCCACACTACCTAGAATGACTTCTATGAAATGTCCAAATCATGATTGTTCTTCTAACACGGATGAAAGAGAAAAAGAAATATTATACATACGGTATGATGATATTAATTTAAAATATGTATATATGTGTACAAAATGTGATACCAAATGGAAAACTGATAATTAATAAATTGATATAAAATTATTGTATTTATATAATATAATGTCTGATTACGAAAATGATGAACTTCAAGAAGTAGGTGATGAAGAATTACTTCAGACAGAGTTTGATGATTCTGATGTTGAAGAACCGAATGTTGATGATTCCGATGAAGAAGAACCGAATGTTGATGATTCCGATGAAGAAGAATCGAATGAAGAAGAACCGAATGAACCTGATGAAGAAGAACCGAATGAAGAAGAACCGAATGAACCTGATGAAGAAGAACCGAATGAACCTGATGATTCAGATGAAGAACCGAATGTTGATGATCCAGAAATAGATGATTTAAATGAAGAAGACGAGAATGAGGGTTTAATTAATGAAAAATTAGGCGTAGAAAAAGAATTTGAAATTACCAAAGAAGATTTAGAACAACAAGACGAAGAATCTGAAGAAGAACCTGAAGAAGATGAAGAATATACGATTGATGACTTCGAAGAAGATAATCTTCAAAAAATAAATGATAATTTAAAAAAAAATATGATTCTAGAAAATCATCCTGAAAGTTTAAATCATAATATAATGGAAATTAAAGCATTAAGTAATGTAATTAGAGATAAAGATGGTAGAATTATGGATGATTTACATAAAACAAATCCTTTCATAACTAAATACGAGAAGACAAGAATATTAGGTTTAAGAGCAAAACAAATTAACAGTGGTTCAAAACCATTTGTGAATGTTCCTCTAAACATTATAGATGGTTATACAATAGCAAATATGGAATATAAAGAAAAAAAAATACCTTTTATTATTCGTAGACCTATTCCAAATGGTGGTTCTGAATATTGGAAAGTAAAAGATTTAGAACAATTAATTTAGACGTTTATATAGATCTTCTATATCTTTTATCAATTGATCTGAATCAATTGTGATATTCATACGATATACACAACAATGTAAAGTACATTTTTTATTTTTTTGTATATTAGAAACTATATTTTTATAATTTTCTATGAATTTTTGTTTCATAATATTGTAAAAAATAGGATACTTTTCCTGTATATACATATTTTTTAGTTGACTAACAATTGAAAAGTCAATATTTTTATAAGAAATAATTTCATTATAAATAGGTATATTATAATGAAGTTTTGGTATTCCAGGTTCATTTAGTAATGGATTGTCAACAAATATATTACTGCAAATATTTAATAATATAGTTGATATAGATTGACAACCACTCCATTGTTCACCAGACCATGTATTTAAAATAGATAAACAAACTTTACCATCACGATATAAATTAGGATTAAAGCGTGTTATTCCGTCATTTGTAATACCCCTACAAATTGGAGGAGAAAATGGATAATTTTCTGGAAAAGTTATATCAAACAAATAATATCCGTATGAATATGGTGTGTCATTATTACCAATAATTAAAAATTTTCCTTTTAATATATCTTCTTCATCGTGTTCATAGAAGATTCCATGATCTGTTAAGGGATTCTCTCTTATATCATATATGTCTTTCATAATTCTTTTCACACATACACTACTAATATGCTTTGACATTACATTAAATATTTATAAATCTTTATATTCTTTAATTATAAAAATTGACCTAAAACATTATCGCTTATATCTTTAAGGATG